TGTACTTGTGGTGTTAGCGGTTCGAACAGCATATCCCATATAATCGTACCAAAATTAGGTTGCATCAAACGCTCACCCTTACGAATGTAAAAGTGATTAAGCAAATCCTGTTTGATTAATTCAAAATCATACAAGGTAAAATTCTGTGTTCCGGTACTTACGGTGCTAAAACCTCTATAAGTCTGGGTAGCATTGGAAGTTTGAACATTTGAGTTAGTTGTTACTGGAACTGATGAATATAAAGTTGCCATGATTATTGTCCTTATGAGTTTGCTGGTGGTGGGTTACGTGCAAACGTATCAATCGATGTAGAGTATTTCTTAAATGCCGCTGGTTCAGATGGTGTCGCTGGAGTTTCAACTGCCATTGTATTATCAGGAGTAACGCTAGCAGGATCAAGATTTTCATGTCCTGCCCAAGGTTCTGTTTGTGGAACTCTAACTGGTTTTAATGCAGGGTCTGCTTTAGTAGCCTTTTTAGAGTTTAGATGTACATCTGGAGAGCCGTCTAATGCAATAGTACCGCCTGATAATATATGTGCATCAGCACCAGCAGTAATCTTACTGTCGGTACCCGATGTAGAATTCCAAGCAGAACCTGCTTGTTGATTAATATTAGTTCCAGCAGTAATATTAACATTCTCACCTGCTGAGAAATTTATATCACGATCTGCTGAGAAATTTATATCATTTCCTGTATGCACACTGATGCTGTCTTCTGAGTAGATATCAATTTTTCCATTACTGGTCAATTCTATCCAAGCAGTTCCTCGACTGTTTGTAATATAAATTAAGTCTTCAGTATTATGCAATAAAATCTGATGCCCAGTACGTGTTCTAATTCTAAATAATTCGTTATGAGGACGAGTTACATCGCCGCCTGTTTCATTTTCTTCTACTGCGGCATAGTCAGGTGGACCGTCACCAGGTGCTTGTTTTCTTAAAAACTTATCATCACCGTCATCCATAACAAACGTTGTGCCGCCTAAACGACTTACTGGTGCGCCTGTTACTAAGTGTTCTGCTTTACCATAATTACCAGTCTGAGCGCCATCTTGTTTATCTAACGGTCCTGGTGTACTAATACCAAACACCATACTAGGTGCTTCACGTCTTGCGCTACTTGTTGTAATGCCCCTTGTATCATCTAGTAATAATCCTTGAGCATCTAAAACTTTAGTAAATGGATGTGTTGGTTTTTGTAAGGTAGTAGAGTCTGCAGGACTTGAATTGCTTGCATCTTTTTTATTATATTCTGCAACAGGAACTCGAGTGGCAGTATCTCCTGTGCTAGTTGTATATGCACCTTCAACTACTGCTTCTGTTGCGGCAAGTCCTGGTGTCATAAAATCCATATTTTCATCAGGTACACAGCCAATCCAATAACCACGCTTAGGATCACCGTCGATAAAAATCACAATAACAGTATTACCTGGATCAGGTGGTATCATCCACATACCATAACTTTTTTGTGTATTGTTATAGTCAGTGCCTTGTCCGTTGTAAATTACATTAGTTTGTCCATAAAACGGACTCATATATTTTACTTGATGTAATTGACCTTCAGAACTTGAGCCACCGACAGGTCGTAAGATTTCTACTTCTAGTATTCCCATGTTAGTAGGATCTACTAGACTAACAACTTTAGCAAGGAAAGGACCGGGTTTAGGGTCAGGTTGTGCTATCGTACTTTGCGTTGAATCATATTCTGACATTAACCTTCTCCCCATCCATTATTGCCAACTGGTGCGCCTTTTGCATCAACTGGTCCAGTGTCTGTTGACGTTGCAGTTGGTGCAGATGCATTTGAATTGTTCGGTGCGGCAGGCTGTGAAGCAGGTGTAAGAATACCATGCGTTGAACCTGTACCGTTTCCTTCTTGTAATGGACGTCTTTGTAATTGTAATTTTTGTTTAAATTCATTCTTGCTAAATGTACTTTCAATCCTTCTCACCATGTACAGTCCGCTGAACATTGCAACAGGTGCGCTAGAGTTTTTACCAAAATCATAAAGCCCTGTGCTTTGATTAATGTCCACTGGAGTTCTAAAATTTACTAAAATATCTACTTCTCCGCTTTGATGATTAATAGATCCATCTGCATTGAGATTAGAATATTGTGTAGGTTGTGCTGTATAGTTGCCTGTACCACTTTGCATAATAAAATACGGATCACCTATGATTTCTAAATCCAGTTTAATCATGTCCTGGCCTTTAGTTATACTATCATTAAATGCACGGGCCGCACGAGTTGCTTCAGTTTCATTACCACCGCCACCTAACTTATCAGATCCAAATAGACTTTTTGTAAATGAAATTGCTGTAGGAGTAGTGCCTGGAGTTTTTGAAGGCTGTTGTCCTACTGGTAAAGAATTACCAGATGTATCTTTTTCAGTTGCTCCTTCTGATCCTTTATTTTGTACGTCTTGCGTTTTCTTTCCTGCATCAGGCGACATTAAATTTTTAAAGTTGGCATGATATGCTATTTCAAATTTTATCACATCAACGTTTTTACCAGTGTAGATATAATTGTATTGCTTTACTGCTTGTTTTTTAAGCTGTTCGTATCCAGGCGGTTTACTATTAGGAGCAACTTGTCCTGAACTTGCATGTACTTGATATTCGCATACACGATATACTAATAGTTTAGGTTTAGTTCCGGTTGCCGCATTTACTGGACCGTTGTTATACATTTGTACATCAATGTTCCACCATCCTTTATATCCTTCAGGAGTAATATTTGCAGGATCTAACGATTGTGTAATATAAGTGCTTTGCATAATCACTTGGCTAATTGCATTTAAGATATCAGTATCTTGCCTAAACTTGAAATCACTAAACTGCGGATTAACTGGAGATTTAGAACGATGATTAATCTTGTTAGTTGCATCGTAAACATCCGTATCTTTACTCATAGGAGCATCACCTTTGCGGGTTTCATCAAACCCCATAGATGCTCGACCAATGCCATTTAATGAAGCACTACTTTGTATCAAATCTCCATTAGGACCTTGTGCAACAGACAATTTAGTTAATATACTTTGATCCACTTCAGCGATAGGACTTACTGTTGGAGAATTCTGTGTCTGATTAGCTTGGTCAGTTGATTTAGAAGTTCCGCCTTTGTTAGTTGCTAATTCTTTAGGAAATATAATTAAAACTTGATCTTGTTTTGCAATCTTGTTAGTTACTGCTACATCTTTTAATTTTTGATTAATAACTGCTTGGAGACTTTTCTCGCCAGTTTGTAATACTTCTTGTACTGTGCGGCCTGCAATTGCCATATCACTTTTAAATTTAGTATGGGCATCTGACAATGCGTGATGGTTATATACCAAACCTTGACAATCATAAACTGAACCTTGTTCATTAACTTTCATTGTAAGGTTAGTAAAGTGAAAAGGAATTTGTCTACCAGTAGTCGGAATAGACGCCATAGATCCGTTTTCTTTATTACCTCTAAAATCTATAGTTAATAAAAACGGAGCTTCATTCCAGTTACCGTGGTCATTCTTTTGAGCGGCAGTTTGCAAAGCAATTGGCAATAAGCCCATGCTGTAAGGTTCTATTATTTTAAAAGTTATATTACCAACAGCATTTGTATTTGCGCCAGCTTCCATACCAATTTGAGAATTTATTTTTAAATCATCTATGTAAAATTCAAATGCTCCATAAGGAGTTTTTACACGGTTTGTAGGATCAATACTTGCAGACTTACAAATTAATGGAGCTCTCATGCCTTTACGATAAGTGTTATCAGGATCTTGACACCACTTGTCTGTAATCGATGCTATGCCAATTACATAATCATAACTTGCATAATCAAATAATGGATTTGGTAACGGTAGTTTAACACCTTTTAGATGTACTCCGCCTACACTAGATAATAATCCAGAAATTGCGCCAGTTACAGAAGACAAGCCGCTTGCTAGACCGCTACTTACTGCGGAGATTGCGCCGCCTACTGCACTTTCGGCACTATTAACTAAACCACCAATTGAGTCGGCGGCTGAGTTAATTGTTGCTCCTGGATCGTCAAACAGTCCCATATTATAATCCTAACACTTGAGTCAAGCTACTATTCTTACAAATATAAATCTGTGTTCCTGGAGCAAAATCTAAAATAGGATCCTGTAGTACATCCATATTTCGTTGTGTAAACACCCACCATAAATTTGCATTGCCATATAAATCGTATGCTAACAAATCTGGACGGTAAGCATATTGTATTTCTATAGTGTAAAGAAAATCGCTTACTTCTGAAGGTACTGGTCTTATAGATAAAAGATCTAAATAATTATTTGTCACTGGTGTTGTATACCAAGGACTAGTGTTTGCATAATTAGTTGATGAAGACATTTTAGATATATCCAAAAGAATTGTTAAGGTATCCGCCTGATACAAATCTATCAAGACTAAAGTTCTTAGCACTATTTCGACTGTAAACAGGTTGTAGTGTTACACTAAAACTGCTTTTAGTAGGCACATGGCTTACGCCGCCGCTTGTAGAACCGCCTAGTCCTAAACTACCAGCAAGTCCTGCGACTGCTCCAACTCCGCCAGCTATGCTACTTATGCCTCCTGCTATACCTGACAATGCGCCTCCCGGATCTCCCAATCCACCAATAGTGTTTGCTAATCCTCCAACGCTGTCGCTGATACCTTGTATTGCTCCTGCGGCACTACCTACTACGTTAACACCAATGTAATCACATTGTGAATTTAAGCCAACGTTAAAACTTGTAACAACTACTGGAACATTTTTAAAAACGTAGTTACCATAACCGTTAAGCATAACGATAGGCGGTGGATTACCGGCCTTTGGATCAGATCCGCTGAACATTTTGGTAAGACTTCTTAAATAATGCACCGCGGCAATCCAATACAAACCTTGCGTAGCATCTTCAACGTTCATTGGAGCAGTGATTGTTATGCTACCTGGATCACTACTTTGAAATGCTTGAAAGTTAAAGTTGGTATGAGTTGTAGGGATTGCACTATACTTGGCGGCGCTTTGTATTGCAATCTCTGGAGTATATGGAAATATGAGACCGCCTGCATCTTTCAAAGGTTTAAGAACAGGACTACTTTTAAATGCGGTCCAATTTGCAAGACTCAAACGAACACGCCAATCATTTGCGGCGGCATCACCACCGAAACTACTTACTGCGCCTACTAAATCACCAATCGCTTCACCAGCTTCAGGCAAATTAACCGATCTAAGTGCGCTCATTACTCCGCCCGGATCGCTGTTATACCCGGTGCTTAATGCACTAGCAAGGTTGCTAGCAACGTTTACGCCCTGGGTAGCGGCTCCGATTAGATTTTGTGATGCGCCTGCGGTTTGGATAAAACTATCGCCTAAAGCCATATAAAATACTCCTTTTGATGTATTATTTATTTGACTTTATTATGTGCGTAGTTTATAATAACTTATTAGAGGACTCTTAGGATGACAGCAAAAGTAAATTACCTAAATAACAAGGATATGTTATTAGAGATACACAGATCGAAAAGCTCATATTGTGTGTTTACAGACCCAGAATATCACCAATATGACTTAATTGTTTCAGGTATTGATAAAATCAATATTAGAACTATTGCAGAAGCCAAGCGTAATAAGGCAAAACGCCTGGGTCAACAGGACTTTGAAAGACGTAAAAAAGCAGGTGAAAAGATTAAACTTGCAGATTGCGAAGTAGATTATAAAAAAATTGGTAAAACAGATGTTGTGTTTAGAGTAATGACTTTTGATCATATACCTTTAAATGGAACCCGTAAAAAGAATCCTAAAAGCCTTGCTGATCATAGAGACAAAGTAAACTTTCCTCCATTTCAACATTTTAAATTTAACGATAAAGATGAACTAGAATGTGTTGGAAAAAGTCATTGGAAAGGTGATTTAGTCAAAGGACACTTTGATAAAGATGCTGGACAAATTACCAATACACTTGCCCGCATGATGATTAAACTATGCGAACGATATGCTACACGGGGCAACGTTCGTGGCTATACTTACAATGACGAAATGAAAGGTATGGCTATTTTACAGTTAACACAAATCGGATTACAATTCGATGAAAGCAAATCTGATAACCCGTTTGCTTATTTTACTGCGGCTGTTACTAACAGTTTCGTTCGTGTTATCAATACTGAAAAACGCAATCAAAATATAAGAGATGATATTTTAGAAATGAATGGAATGAATCCATCCTTTACTAGAACCGGCGCCGGCGAACATGCGGCCGCATTGAAACGTCATAATGAGGATACAGCTAGTGAGTAATTTGTTTAAAAAAGTCGCTTGTTTTACTGACATCCATTTTGGATTGAAGTCTAATAGTAATGTGCATAATCAAGATTGCGAAGATTTTGTAGACTGGTATATTGCAAAAGCAAAGGAGGAAGGTTGTGATACAGGTATCTTTATGGGCGATTGGCATCATAACCGCAATAGCCTTAACATTACTACAATGGATTATAGCCTTAGGGCCTTGGAGAAGTTGGGGCAAGCGTTTGATAACTTCTATTTCTTTCCTGGTAATCATGATTTGTATTATAAAGACAAACGGGATATACACTCCGTGGAGTTTGGAAAGTATATACCTGGTATCACTGTCGTACATGAGCCTACTACTATTGGAAATGTCACGCTCTGCCCTTGGCTGGTGGGAGAAGAATGGAAAGCCATAAGCAAGCAAGGTGGCAAATATATATTTGGTCACTTTGAATTGCCTAGCTTCTTTATGAATGCAATGGTGCAAATGCCAGATCATGGAGAGATTCAACTTAGCAGTTTTAAAAAATATGAACTAGGCTTTAGCGGACATTTTCATAAACGTCAGCAACAAAAGAATATGGTTTATATTGGTAACGCATTTCCGCACAACTATGCAGATGCATGGGACGATGAACGTGGTATGATGATTTTAGAATGGGACGGTGAGCCAGTGTATCATAGCTGGCCTAATCAGCCTACATTCCGTACAGTTAAACTAAGTCAGCTTATCGATGAAGCAGACATTATTATCAAACCCAAACAGCATTTACGTGTTACATTGGATATTGATATTACTTTTGAAGAAGCAAGTTTTATTAAAGAAAAGTTTATTGCAGATTACGATATCCGCGAACTTACTTTAATTGCTGAAAAGAAAGATATTGAAATGAATACTAACATTGATATACAAAACTTTGAAAGCGTAGATCAAATTGTTAGCAGTCAAATTATCAGCATCGATAGCGACACATATGACAAGAACACACTTCTTGCGATTTATAATACTCTATGATAAAAATAAAAGAACTTACAGTTAAAAACTTCATGAGCGTGGGCAATCAAACCCAGGCAGTAAATTTTAACAAAGAAAACTTAACACTTGTATTAGGTGAAAACTTAGACCAAGGCGGGGACGACAGCGGAAGTCGAAACGGTACAGGTAAGACTACGATTGTCAATGCATTAACCTTTGCATTGTTTGGTACTGCGCTTACTAACATTAAGAAAGATAATCTTATCAACAAGATTAACAACAAGAATATGTTAGTTACACTAGCGTTTGAAAAAGATGGCATCGACTATCGTATCGAACGTGGACGAAAGCCAACCGTACTACAGTTCTTTGTCAACGACCAAGCTCAGGAAACTGAGGAAACTGATGATGCTCAAGGAGATATGCGTGAGACGCAAAAGGACTTAGATGAAATTATCGGTATGAGTCACGATATGTTCAAACACATTGTAGCGTTGAACACATACACTGAGCCGTTTTTAAGTATGCGGGCTAATGATCAACGTGTTATCATCGAACAGTTGTTGGGC